TAATATAATATTATAATTTATTAATTGTCAATTATTATATAAATTTATATTTATAAATGTATGTATATTAAATATAATCATATTTTAAATAACATATACCATTTTTGATAATTAAAATATTATATTTTAATAAATATATTCTCAAAACAATTTTATTTTTTATACTAACATCTTTATCAAAATTAAATTTAATACTTAAATTATTTATTTTTGTTAAATTTACACTACCTGATGGTATTATATTTTTGGGAAATAACGCATATGAATATATATTTAATCCTTCAACATATTTCATATCATGTTGATATTGTTGTATGTAATTAAAATATTTATATTCTCTTTCACTAATTCTATCTTTATATTCAAATAACATACTTTCATTAATGATAATTGAATTATTCTCAATAATTGCATTATCATTGCATTTATCATAAGTATAATGGCAATTATTAGTATAATTATAGTGATCATTATTGTTTTTAATATATTCGTATTGTGAAACCCAACTTATCATTTTAGTTAAATTATTTGAGTTTATACTAATTATTTTATTACTGCTCGAAATATATTGTTCATTTATATACGAAATTTGCTCAATTACTTTTTCATGGTGTGTATTCATTATTTTTTTTCTTTCGGATGATGATAATGTTATGTAATTTATCAATAAAAAACATTCATTTATCGATATATTATTTATTTCATAATTATGTTTATTCGGAACAGAATTTGGATATATTGATGCTTTGGTTAATGATTTTTTACCAAATATAAAATATTCATCATAATCCGCATTATATATAATATTATTTTTATCATTATCAGACAAATAATCAAAATCATCATATATCAATGATGATAAATTATCTGATGATAAAACTGTATAATACATCATACTATTATATTCATCATAATAATTAAATATGCATGTAATTATTTTATTATTTACGATTTGTTCGATAATTTCATTTTCTTCGAAATTAATTATACCATTATACATTTTTATGTAATTATTTGGGCTTATATTTGCACATTTTTCAAATTCATTTAATTCAAAATTTATCCTTATGTCATACGCTTGCATCGCGTTTATTGGCAAAGCATTACTATAACTTTTACAAAACCAAAAATTTAGTGGTATATATAATTTATATTCATCCTTGCTACTTGAATAATCATATAATTCTGGTATATTACCAATCATATTATCAATATTTATGTCATTTTTTGTTAATTCGTGCCATATATATAACCATTCACCATATTGTTTATCAATTATTTTATTGCCAATTTCTATTTCGACATATTTTATTATTGAAAAACCTATATTTTTTACCCATGCAAATTTTGTTATGTTATCTATTTCATTATTTTTGTAAAAAACATTTATTTTTGGTAAATTTATTATTAAATATATTTTACTTATCAAATCTCCCATTGTATGTATTGTACATGAACATCTTTTACCAAATTCTATTTCATTTGTAAATTTTTGTTCATATGGTTCTATTGAAAATGTAGTATGTCTTTTATAAACTGCCTTAAAATATGTTATCATTTTTTTATTATCTTCGGTTGTTAATGTAAAATATGCATTCATTTCATTATATGATTCTAACGATAATAATCCAATATTTGACATTATTATGTTTATTTATTATATATAATATATTTGTATTTATATGTTTATATGTAAATTATTTATTCATATATATTAATAACTAAATAATAAAGTAGACATACCACTCATAATTGTCATAACATCATAAAAAATACCATATATTTTACAAGATAATTCGATATTATTATTTGAAATATCATTGTAGATATCGTCACATAATTCACAAATTATATCTATATTTCCTAATTTTCCTAAATTTACATGACCACTTGGTTGATGAGAAATTAATGGATATAATGAAAATGAATACATATACATATTTTCATCTAAAAATGATGCATGTTTATTTATTATTTGGATGATATTATAATATTTTTCGTTTTTATTTTTTTCAAGAGATTTATTATTGACATTAAGTTGTATATTTTTAACAATTTTTTTTATATTTCCATCTATATCATAATATTTATAAAAATTTGTATTATCTATGTTATTTATTTTATCTACTTTAAATATCCAAATCATATATTTGCATAATTTGTCAAATGGTATATTTATTATTATTTTATTTTTATTATATTTTATTGGTAATTTGTCCATCACCCTTACATATTCTATAATTTTATTCATTCTATCATTTACCATTTTTTTAATTTCATTTGTTGGAAGTGATATATATTCCGTTAATAATTCACATTTAATTATACTATTTTTTATAAATGATTCATGATCAATATTATTATCTATTTTACATAAACTATATAAATCATTTATTTTTAAATTTATGTTTATATCATTATGTAATAAATTTATTACAGGTAGCATTTGAGAATGATGTGAATTAAACCAAAATAATATAGGTACATATAACATATACTCATTTTTTTTATTATTATCAAATGTAGTCATCTCATCAATATTACCTATCATGTAATTTATACTTTTGTTGTGATTAATGTTATTATGAATCATATTTTTTATATATAACCACTCACCATCGTATTTATCATATAATATATCACCTATCATTAAACTTATTTCATTTATTATTTTATAACCAATGTTATCTTGCCATGCAAATTTTGGCGTACCATCAATTAAATATTCATTTAATTCAATATATAATGGCGAATTTTCATATTTATCATTAACATCCATTAACAATAAATTGCTACTAAATTTATTATATTTATCACTATATGTTTTTTTTATATTTAAATATGTTTTTTCAAAATTAGTAGGAATTATATCATTCAGTGAAAATATACTTTCATGTTCATTTATTATCATATTTAATATATATTGGTATACTTTATGATTATTATTTAGACCATCGTATAATATATCTTTATATATGTTTTTATATATGTCATTTGTATTTTCATCACTTATGTTATTTAGTGTATTATCAAAATAATTTAATACATCTGTGTCATCACCTATATTATTTCTTAAATCAATAATATAATCATACATCCCATATATATCAATATTATTGAAATATTGTTCTACCAATATAATTATATCGCTAATATTAGATGGCAACACATTATCATAATAGATCATACTAAAATCATCTATTAATAAACTATATATTTTTTCAAAAGAAGAATAATGATACTTTATTTTATCTATATTTATATCTCTAATTTTTAATAATTTTTTATTATTATCGTAACTATCAAATATATTATCAGTATATGTTATTATTTTATTTAATTCTATTATTTTGCTATTTATTGTATCATCACTTATTGTTCTTAATTTGTAATAATTTATTTCTTTTATTTTTTCATCGTCCATATCATCTATTACATTTTCTTCATATAATGTTTTAGTTATATGATTATCAAAACATTTTTTTATAAAATATCCATTATTTTTAAAAATATCAGCAACTATAATTTTATTAGTCATTGTATAATTATATTTAGTTATCATTTCATTTAATATATTATACCAAATAGATGACGATATATCACTATATATATATTCTGTTGTATTTATTGTAATTTTTTCAATGTCGCTGTACAACACATTATATACTAAATATCCGTTATTAATATAAGTATCATATGTGATATTTTCATCACATTTAAATGTTTTTATTATTTTTGCTATATATGTTTTTAATGAATTTTTAGTATTTATATTATTATCATACAAATTTTCGCATTGCTCAATATTATTATAATATATACCCAAATAATATAATATAATATAATCAATTGATAATATATTTTCACAATTTTCATTTTCGATATTAGGTAATATCGTTAATATTTGTTCGGGAGCAAATAAACCAACAATAATCACATTGTTTGGATTAGATGCTCGTATTTTTTCCAATTCTCCCAAATATGATGATATTTTTATGTTGTTTTTATTTAAAATTGAATCTTGTATTATATCCATTAACAATATTTTATCATTTTCATCTATTGATAAAATATTATTTTTTATAGTATCTATATTATTTTCATAATCTTCCAAAATTGTATTTATATATGTTCCATTATTTAATATATAACTAACTAATTTCGGTATATCTGTTATTATTAATATCGGAATCAAATTTAATAAAAAAATATTATTATATTCTGTTGTAATATATTCTTCATGTAAATTTTTTAAATATAATTTTTTCCAAAATGTTTGATATTTGAAATATTCATTATATTTTGAAAAAATATCAATATT